ATGAATGATAATCGCAAAAATCGTCAATCTCCTTGGCAGAAGAACCGATATTTGAAGGCTATAAAAGTTAGTAAGAAACCTAAACGTTTCTATCGTAAAAACCCTAGAAACATCAGTTCAAACCGTATTCTATTTCTTTTCAGCTTAACTGTTTTGGGTTTTTTCTGGCTCTATGAAAACCCAGAGTACATCATGTCCAAGTTATCTGGGCTTCCTAACTCTGAAACTCTACCTAAGCAAAATAAGAACATTTTAGAAGGTAAAATCACGCATGTGCGAGATGGGGATACGTTTGAGGTATTAGGAAAAGCTGTAAGAATTTCCGCACTAGATTGCCCTGAAAATAGCACATCTGAGGGCAAGCGTGTCACGAAATTCGCTAAAAGGTTTCATGGTCAATATGCGGTGTGTGCATTAACGGGCGCGACTACTTACGACAGAGTAGTTGGTTATTGTAAAATAAACGGCGTCGATTTTGGAAAGACCATGATGGATAATACTTCATGCAAACTTTGGAAGAAGTATGATGTGTGGAATAGGTACTGAAACCTTATTTTTTAGCGCGGTTAAATCTCGTTCAGATTAGCATTCAGCCACCATAGTTAATTCTGGGGGGGCTTTTTTTTTGTTAACAGCTCGGTCTCGGTAATCAGTTTTCTCCTAGTACCGGCCCCTCTACCATATCGCCCATTGTAATGCCGCCCGATGTAGCTTTTCCGCGAAATTCATTTAATTCAGCCATGTACCGTAAATAGGCTTCTTTATCTGGATAAAGTGTAAAAGAACCTGAATGATTGTCATCTATTTTGTACCAATATGCTCTTTCCCAATCCGCAAGAGGCAATATTTCAACGAGCTGTTCTACAAATTTCTGTTCGTTTGGAACTCCGTCTGGCCAATGCCACTTTGTTGAGGTGCAATATTTCATTTCTTGTCCCTTCCAAAACTGATGTTTTTAAAAACTAACGAATTGCAAGGGTGTGAGACAATCTTAAAATTTCACGATCGCAACTAGGGGCTTGCGCGGTTGTGAGACGATCCGAAGATTGACAGTCATCTTAAGTAAACACGAGCAAAAAGATGACAGATACAATTTGGCTTAATGCCAACTTGAACAGAAAATCAAAAGTTGAACCTCCGGCCCTACGGAATGAAAAAAAGCCGCTTTTTAAGCGCATTGGGCTGGACGATGTGACGCCGCCTGTCTGGCTGGTTAAATCGCATATCGAAGAAGGCACCTTTGCCATGGTCTTTGGTCCATCTGGCGCAAAGAAATCCTTTCTCGTTTATGATCTGGCTTGCTGCATCGCCACAGGCAAGGATTGGCACGGGAATAGGGTTCAAGCAGGGCGCTGTGCTGATCATATGCGGCGAGGGTCATGGTGGTCTAAATCGGCGGCTTAAAGGCTGGGAAAAGTTCAACCAGCAGAGCCTTAAGGACGTACCGCTGTATGGCAATGAGCGGCCCCTGACTTTGACCGACGACGCGGATATTGCCGCGCTGAATCGCGTATATCGAGGATCGGATTAGCATCGATGGCACCCCCAATTTAATCGTTGTAGATACGCTGGCGCTGGGCGCTTGGCGCGGCTGATGAAAAGTCTGGCGCGGATATAAACAAGCTAATCGTATCGCTTACAGCAGTGATCCAGCAATACAAATGCGCGGTCCTATTGGTGCATCATAAGGGCCATTCTGAAGCGGCTCAGCATCGCGCTAGGGGTGCCTCTGAGCTGCCTGCTGCGGTCGATCATGAGTTCCGCGTTGAGCCTTTTGATGAGGAAGGTTTGCTGCTCGGTAAGTTGTTCACCAGCACTAAAATGAAGGATGCCTCGCTGGGTGAGCCAGTCGTGTTTGACATGATCACAGTGGGTCTTGGCGTATGCGATGAGGACATGGTTGAGATCGATACGCTGGTGCCTGAGTTGCGTGGCCGAGCCGTCGACCAAACCTCTGATGCAATTAACCCCATCGAGATTGTAGTGGACGAAGATCGCAAGCTGCGGCGCAAGGGTGAGGTCAAAAAGACTGAACTTGTCCAAGAGGTTTGGTTGGTCCTAGACGGCACCAAAAAGCAGGCTCAGAGGTGGGTGCGCCGCGCTATTGAACGGGGGGAAATTGATGACTTCCCTCGATCATGAGCTGCGCCAAATCCAAGATTTCTTGGCCACCAACCCAAATGCGTCCGTTCGGGTAAAATTCAATTTCACCGACAAATACCGTCAATTCCCGTCTGATGATGTAAGGCGGGACACTTCTTGGGACACTTGCGAAAAAGGTGTCCCGTTGGACGATTTGGATGTCATTGAGCGGGACACTAACGAGACACTTTTGGGACACTATAAGTTTTATATAATGGTTTAAAATCAATGATTTAATAAGGTCACGGGACACCAGTGAGACACTTTTCGGCTCAGGTGTCCCAGACCCTGACCCCGCGACAGCAGAACCCCATACAAGTCCCCCTTTAGGGGGACGTATGAATGCGGGTGATGCGCCGACTGTCGATTGGGCCGATTTAAGTGAAAGAGATTTTGAGAAAGCGTTGCAGACCATCACCTCAATTGATGAGCTGAATGGCCTCGCCAATCGGCGGCGGGTGCTGCGCCATGATTTCAAGAAATGGAACGAGGCGCAGATCGGCCTCATCCTCAATCGCAAATTTATTTTGGAGAATAAAAATGGATGAGCATCGGCTGGCATCCGCAATGCTGGATTTTGAACGCGAGCAGGCCATCCTGCGTAAACGCCCACCGCTGCCCTGCGACGGGAAGCTGAAGGTGCAGAAATACAAACAACCAGATCGGACGCAGGATTTGCTTTACCTGATCAAAGACAATCCCGGCATCGCCACCAACCAGCTTTTTGACTTGGTGAACTTTGGCCACGCCGATTTCACCATGGCGCTGCGAACGCTCACAAAGCGTGGCCACGTTCTGGTGGGGCAGAAGGGGAAAGCTAGAATTTACTTTCCGATGGTGCAGTGATGCTGACAGAAGAAAAACTCATCAGGCTGCGCAACCACGATTGGCGCGCCACCATTCGCGATGGCACACGGGCAGCGGAGCAAAACGTTAAGCAGGGCGTCGTGGTGGATCACACCCACATCGTCTGGGAGCTACTGCGAGAGGCAGCATTCGTATCCCGCGCCGCCTATGCCGCGCCACCACGCTCTGGCTTCCCTGCGAAGTCTGCGCTGCCCGATGGCGTGGATGAGGTTACGGTTTGGCAGATGGTCAGCGCGTACCTCAAGGGCGAGATTGAAAACCTACCGTCCGACGAAACCAAAGCACCGCGGCCCAGCGCAAAGCAAATCACCCGCGCTGAGGTCATGCTGGAGCTGTGGCATCACGTTGCTCTGATCGAGAAGGGCGACCGCAAACGGCTTAAGCGCGCAGTGTATCTCAAGGCGTCTGGTATGCGTCCAAGGGCCGTGCAGGAGCTTACTGGGTTGAACTATCAGCAGCTGTGGAAGGCCCAGAAAGATGCCTGTTCAGACGTGTGGGAAAAAATAATGCAGTTATCGCAACTAGGGGGTTGATAAAACGTGAGACGATCGTGAGATTTTGGATAGAATTGGAAAAGTTACGTCCAGTTCATCCTTCCTTGTACTGCTCGACTCATGCACCCTTCGGGGTCGTTGCTTTGTGTGGCGACCGCTACTCCCAGTCGCCACACACACCTTTTTGCTATGAATAAACGCTCAACCACCGCTGATGAATATCGCAAACTGTACTACACCAAAAGCTGGAAGCAGCTGCGCGGCACGATCCTGACCCGCGACGGCTATCGCTGCCAGCGTTGCAGAGTAACCGTTAACGAACGGACGCTCTGATCCCCGCTCAGCGGTCGTTCATCACATCCAACCGCATAAAGGCGACCTGACCTTGTTCAACGATCCTGCCAACCTAGAAAGCGTATGCTGGCGCTGTCACTCTGGTTCGATCCAATCGGAAGAGGCGTTGGGATATGACACGACAATTGGAGCTGATGGGTGGCCTAGCGACCCAAAGCATCCGAGCGTCGATTAAATTTATCTGCTGTCAGGCGCTAGCTTGTAAATTTTATGGTGCATACCCATTTTTGAAGCCATCTCTCTAACAAACTTCATATGTTCTGTAAGTTTTTCTTCATCACTTACTTGAGCCAGCACAACGACGCTGCTTGGGCCGCTTTTCCCAATGTGTTCTGGACCCCACCAACCTGCGCGCTTTTGAGCACTCTCGGGCTTGGTGTACATCTCGTACCAAGTTTCATAGGCCATATCGCCCAAGTCTATATGAAATGCATAATTCATAAGCATCCCCTTCCTGTTGTGTTCAAGTCAACAGGTTATCCAATGCGGGAGTTAGGTCAAATTAAACGTGGGGTCACTACGCTGCAATCGGAGCTGATGGGTGGCCCAGCGATCCAAAGCATCCAAGCGTTGATTAAGAATAAAATCTGGCAACCGTGTTCACATTTACAAGCGGTCAAAATTAATCTGAACAGGATATACCAGAAAGCATTTTGTCACTGCTTTGGCCACGGACTTGAATGTAATTTAGACCAAGCGCCTCACAAGTTTGTTTGTTTACAAGGCTCGGGTGATATTGCCGCGCATAATCGTCAGGATCAGAAAATGGATTTTCTTTTTTTTCAGCATAGACCACGAGAGTGTCGCTTATGAAAGTTGCGTTAAGTCCAATCAGCTTGTTCCAGTCGGTTAAAAACTTGTCTCTCGCTTCTTTCTGAGATTGGCTTGGTTTATTTTCTAAGTCTATAACGCCAGCTAAATTTAGCACCCAACCAAACACGCCAAGTGCTAACCAAATTAGCAAAAATTTCTTCCACTTTCTCATATCTAAACCATGACAAATAATCATGCTTCACGCAATATTTTAAGACTGGGATGACGGCGGGGGGTGGTCAGATCGCTAAAAGCCACAATCAAGAAACCGGCGTCCACATCAAAACGTCTTTGCGTTTACGGAAATTCATATGAAAAAACGATCAGACAAAAACAGTGCGACCTCTGCGGTGGCAGGCTTTGTTGGTGCCATTAATGATCGCATCCCATTGCCTGCTGGAGTGGAGCTGCGCAGCGAGGCTGAGTTGATAATTTGGCACCAGTTCACCCGCGCCCGCGCGAGGTCAGATTGGCGCGATATGGACCTGATCTTGTTGGCGAAAATTGTAAAGATGGAAGCGGACATCCGCGCAGCTCAGATTGAACTGGATGCTATGGGTATGATGATTGAGAATAAGCGCGGCACGCCAATTCCAAACCCATTTCTATCGGTGATCGATACGCTGGAGCGGCGTCAGTTGGCGGTTATTCGATCAATGTCGCTAAACCAAACGGCCTCTGATCCGCGCACAATCAATGGGTCGGCTAAGGTTGAAGGTGAGGCTAGAGCGGCTTTAAGGGATGTTGGTGTTGAGGGGCTGATCGCTCAGCCCGCTCATTAATTTTTATGCGTTAGGTGCTTCGACGCATCCACCAGCATTCTCGTCCCAAGTGTAACCTGTCTGGCACGACATTGCTTCTAAGTTCGCTTTGTTATGCTCTGAACAATTTCCCGCGAACACGGAAGACGTTGATAAAATCAGAGCAAATGCTGTTGCTGTTACTGCTTTCATTTCAATTCTCCTTATCGACTACAGTTCAGAAGTAGGGAGCAGAAAACGAAAATAAAGTTTTTAGACTGAGGTTGAGGCGAAATGACACGCGGCGAAAAGATTTGCGCATTCATTGAGCATTATTGCCTAATCCCAGAAGGCGCTCAAGTTGGTCAGCCAATCAAGCTGATGAAGTTTCAGCGCAAGTTCATTCTAGGATGTGTTTGATAACCCGCACGGCACCAGTCGCGCTTACCTGTCAGTGGCGAGAAAGAACGGCAAGTCTGCACTGATCGCAGCCATACTGCTGGCGCATTTAGTTGGGCCAGAAGCAAGGCAAAACAGCCAGATCATTAGCGGTGCTAGATCGCGAGATCAGGCTAGCTTGGTTTTTAAACTTGCTGAAAAAATGGTCAGACTATCGCCTGAGCTATCAAAGATTGTGCGGATCGTACCATCGCAAAAGATGCTGGTGGGTTTGATTTGTAATGTTGAATTTAAAGCCATAAGCGCAGAGAGCGGGACTGCGCACGGGCTCTCACCCGTCTTGGCCATCTTAGATGAGCTAGGGCAAGTACGCGGTCCCCACGATGCATTTGTTGAAGCAATTGAAACTGCACAGGGCGCACATGCTAACCCGTTACTTATCGCGATTTCTACGCAAGCTGCCACGGATGCTGACCTCTTTAGCATTTGGCTGGATGACGCGGCGGCTGCAAAAGATCGGCGCATTGTTTCGCACGTTTATTCGGCTCCGAAAGATTGCGAACTTTCTGACCAGAAAGCGTGGAAAATAGCGAACCCTGCACTGGGTAAGTTTCGCTCAAAACAAGATATGAAGGATTTTGCCGAGCAAGCTGAAAGGCTCCCGGCAAAAGCAAACTCCTTTCGCTGGCTATTCCTCAATCAGCGGATCGAGGCTCAGTCTCCGTTTCTGTCACGCGCAGAATGGGAGGCGTGTTGTTCTCCTGCACTTGTCGAGGCTGGTGATGTTTGTTTCGCTGGCCTCGATCTTTCGGCAAGTCGAGATTTAACTGCGCTGGTTTTGGTATTTCCCAAAGGATGATCAGCTACACGTTGTTCCGCATTTCTGGCTGCCAGAGGACGGGCTGAGGGATAAGGCACAGAGCGAAAAGGTGCCTTGGGATATATGGGCTGACCAAGGTTATCTAACCACGATAGCAGGGGCCAGTTATTCAGCCAGAGGTGATCGCCAGAACGGTGGCAGAGATAGCTGAGGAATATCAGCTGCAGCTGCTGGCGTATGACAGGTGGCGCATCAATGACTTTAGGCGCGAGCTAGAAAAGATCGGCAGCGACATTCCAATGCAGCCGTTTGGCCAAGGCTTTCCGAGATATGTCGCCAGCGGTCGATAAGGTTGAGCAACATGTGGCAGAGCGCAAGCTGCGTCACGGCGGCAACCCGATCCTTAACATGTGCGCAGCTGGAGCGGTTGTGCAAAGCGATCCTGCGGGCAACCGCAAACTGCACAAGTCGAAAAGCTACTCAAAGATTGATGGGCTGGTGGCGTTAGCCATGGCTCTTGGATCAATGAGCGCAGAAGATGTGACAATGCCAACAAGCCCGTGGGACGATCCTGAGTTTAAGATGGCGGTGTAATTTCTTAACTCAATTCTAAAACTTTCGGGTAATTTATAAAAGCTTCATCTGTGATTGGCGTAAAGGTTCCAGTTTCGACTATCGCGCCTGCCTCTGCTCTAAGTCTGGTAAGCTCCTCATCGGCACCAAAACGCTTTAAATGTTCTTCTGATTTAAAGTGTATGACGGTGTGCAGCATAGTATCATCGTCTTTTTGCGTTCCCGCAAAAACAAATGTCATACCGTGCTCTTCCATCTTGTCTTCAATCGAGTGGACCATGTCTTTCCACGCTTGGAAACCTTTAGAGAGCCGTATTGTTGTTACCTACTAGCATGACGCTTTCCTCTTTCTAGTAAAATAAAATTATCATTTTAGACTTCAGACATAATTGAAAGAATTGGTCCCATAGTTTCTTCAACCATCGAGTGACCAGTTTCTTCAATTGTTTGTTTGCGCATTTCTTGACGCCTTGCGTTCTCTTCCTTCGCGTCTGCCTCAGAGGAATAAATGATAACCGATTGATGAGTGTTTTCGTCAATCTTAAACCAAATAATATCTTCAGCTTTTGTGTTTGATTTAACCTCACGATGCTTTTGTTGCATCGTTTCTGCGCTTGGAACGCCGTTGGGCCACGACCACTTTGTATAAACTGCATACTTCGCCATTTCGTTCTCTCCCTTGTAAAATATGAGACTAGGAAACCACAGCATGGGCCTTTTTGACAACTTTAAAAAAGTCGACGTTAGGTCACTCGAAAACCCTAATATCCCCGTGTCTGCCGATAACTTCCTGCACCTAATGGGGTGGGGCGATTTTAACTCTAGCTCAGGCGTTGTCGTAAACGTTGAAAACGCGTTGGGCGTTCCAGCCATCTGGGCTGCCGTCAACTTTATTAGCGGCACTTTGGCCAGCTTACCTTTGGAAGTTATACGGCGCACACAGAGCGGCACAGAGCGCGTAACTGACGGGATGGGTACTTGGCTGGATCGAGCCGTAAACCCCTCTCTGAGCAGCTTTGCGTGGCGCAAATACAGCTTTGAGCAAACACTTACTGGTGGCCGATCTGTTACGCTAATCGTGCGGAACGGGCAGGGCGTAATTACCGACTTGGTGCCGCTCGATCCAACCGATCTTAGCGTCTACTCTAAGACCAGCGAGCAAGGCTATCCGACAAAAGGCTACAGAACCAAAACGGCAATCTATGAAGCCACAGAGATCATTGATCTGAGCTTTATGCTCAAACACAATATGATCGATGTGCGTGGCCCAATCATGACCAATAAGGACGTCATTGGGCTGGCAATTGCATCATCGCGCTACGGATCAAAAGCGTTTCAATCTGGCGGTATTCCACCAGTGGCGCTGCAAGGCCCGTTTGCCAGTGGGGCAGCAGCTCAGCGCGCATCAGAAGATGTTGCCAATGCCACGATTAAACTGGCCCGTGAGGGTCGCCCTGTCATGGCATTACCAGCAGGGCATGAGCTAAAATCCATCGGGTTTTCGCCAGAGGAAATGCAGCTGATCGAGTTGCAGAAATTCTGCATTGAGCAAGTGGCGCGGATATATTCACTGCCGCCTGTGTTTCTGCAGGATTTATCAACTGGCACGTTCAGCAATGTTGAGCAGCAAGACTTACATTTCGTAAAGCATACGTTGCGGCGCTGGATTGAGCAGGCCGAGCAGGAAATGAACCTTAAGTTATTTGGCCGCGAGAGCGATCTGAGCGTTCGCTTTAACGTGGATAGCTTACTGCGCGGCGATTTGAAAACCCGCATGGAAGCTCATGCGACCTGCGATCCAGAACGGCATTAAGACGCCTAACGAGGTGCGGGATTTGGAAGAATTAGAACCCCGTCAAAATGGCGATGACCTACTGATCCAAGGTGCGACTGTGCCGATTGGAAGCCAGCCTAACGCTGAAGGAATTTAAAATTTCATATCCAATACGTCTAAAGGGTCCAAATCAGCAAAAACAGCAAGGGTGCACACATTTACTAATATAGAGGTTAGTTCGTGCAGATTTTGGGTGAAGCCCGGACGTAATTTTGCGCGCAGCCTTAAAAGTGATCCAGTGTTAAACTTTAGAGCAAACAGCGCCTCTTTGTGATTGCTATACTTTGTGGCTTCTGGCAAAGCCCGCGCCAAACTGCCTTTTGTCGAATAGAGCATTAAATCTTTTGCCTCAAAATCAGTATTTTGAGCTAAAACTTGGAAATTTGTAAAGCACAAGGCTGAACTGTTTCATCAGTGAAAAATGGGACAGGTTTCTCTTGAGCAAACGCAGTCTGACTGCAGAATACTGCTATCAAAAAAAAATATAGGTAGCGCATATAAATTTCTCCGTTTTTGGAAAGCTATCGCGCTGCAGTAACTGTCTCAAGACAAAACTTAAGGACACCCCATGGAAAACCGTGAAAGCCGTGTTTCGACCTCATTTGAGGTGCGAGCCGAGGGTATAAACTTTAAGTTCATTGTTTATAATATTGATATTGCTTTATTGAAATCTAATATAACGTCAGATAATCTGGCGCATGATCGCGAAATGAAAGACGTCAAAGAGGCGCTGCGGTCCATAGCAGCAAAGCTGGTCAGTATCGAGCAGGCGTTGAGAGAGAAATAAGATTTAGTACGATATAGACGCGCTGCGGCTGCCGCTTGAGTTTGCTCCAACGCTAAACGACTTCATTTGACAGGCTGATAAACCAACTAAAAGAAATATGAGTGCAAGTCGCGTGATCATAAGCGTTACCTAGTCTTTTTCATCAGGGTCTTTATGAAACATGAAGTCTAAATCGACCTCAGTTTTTATTGCTGCAATTACCCCAATGGCTATGAAAATGATGGCTAAAAGAAATCCGATTGGAACGAATATCGCTGGCGCTGCAATAAACTGAAGGTGGATTAACAACGTTAGCAGCATTACGAAAATTGAAACGTAGTAAGAAATGTATTGCATGTCTGTCCTCTTCCGTACTCATAAAAAATAGGCCGACTAAGAAAACGGTCAAATTTTCCATAAAATTTAAAGGATATTGCGATGCTGGCTGAACTGGCAGCGGCCAACGCCGCTTATACAACGATCAGCAAGTTCATAGCGAACGGCAAAGAAATCTCCGATGCTCTGGCCCCGCTCAAAAACTTGGTTGGTGCAGAGGAAGAATTAAAAGCGCGGGGAAACCGTAAGAAAGATGGCCTGTTTTCCAAGGTCATGGGCAAGTCTGCCGATGACTTTGATGAGTTTCTGGCGCTGGAGCAAATAGCTGAAAAGCGCAAGGAGCTGGAAAGCATTTGCCGCCTATACGCTAAGCCCGGCACTTGGGATAAAGTTCATCGCTTTTGAGAGCAAAGATGCGCGTTCAGAGAAAGCAAGGAAGCCGAGGCGAAGGCAGCGCCAAATAGCAGCAACCATCCGCTATATTTCATGGGGTTTGATTACTGCGCTTAGCATTGGCGGTTTTGCCTTTGCTGTATTTTTTCACTGAATTTCTGCGAGGTTTAAAATGAGGATCTGATTAAGGTTTCATTCGTATGCTTCACAAATTTTAAAACTCCTTATTGCACCCCCAGCTAATGCATCTAAAGCGACTACATATTCCGGGCTGTCGTAAAACTCTTCGGCCTTTGCAACGCTTGGAAACTCAACGATAATAGTTCGTTCGTTTTTGCCATTTTCCTTTATAACGGCTGGATAACCTCGAGTAAGAAATTTCGCTCCGAATTTTCCAAACGTTTTAGGTGCGATATCCATGTAGTTTTTTAGTTTTGTCTCGTCGCTTATCTGTTCATAGACCACCACTGCATAAGCTTTTTTTACGTTTTCTGACATCCGTTTCTCCTTTTTAAATTTTACAAAATTTTAGAGGTAAAAAATGACCATAGCAATGGAACGCATACTGGCGTGGAAGCTACTGCCGCGCGTTATGATGGCGGTGATGTGCTACGCATATCTGGACGTCTTAAACTGGTTTATGACGCTGCCGCCAGAGGCCATGACATCCCAAGCCACTGCGCTGACTGCAACTGTGACAGGTGCCATGACAGGTGCTTTTGCCGTTTGGCTGGGGCATGAGAAGTAATCAGCTTAAAGTTTCTTTGAAATCTTCTATTGTTTCTCGATAAACTATTGAACGCCAAGCACGCCCTTTTTTCTTCATGCAAACGTGCGTAACCAGTTCATCGCCTTCTTCCCAACGCCATTCGGTAACATGTCTATTTTCGTGAACTAAGGATGTTCTACGGTTTTGGTCTACCCTTTTTGCATAGGCTCCACTTGATGAAAACTCTTCCATATTAGTTATCCAATCATCCATCGTTATAAGTTCGGTCTCCCGAATGAACATGAACTCAGGATCGTGAAGTTTTTTAAATTCTTCTTCATTCCAATTTAGCATAACGGCTTGGATTTTTTCGCTGAAGCTCATTTGCATCTCTCCCTTTTTAGTTTTCCAAACCCTAACCAAAGGCTCCCAAAATGAAAGAATTACTTAGCGGCCTGATAGGCCCAGTGACTGGTATCATTAACAAAGTGGTGCCAGACAAAGATGAAGCTGCGCGCTTGGCGCATGAAATATCCACGATGGCCGACCGTCACGCACAGGCGCTCGCTGTCGCGCAGATCGAAGTAAATCGGGCAGAGGCCGCTGGAAATTGGTTTCAAGCCTCGTGGCGGCCACTGTGCGGGCTATGTCTGCGTGCTTGGCTTAGCCGTCAATTTTTTAATCTCTCCTATCGCTGCAGGATTTGGGTTTGTGGTTCCACAGGCCGATATGTCCACGATGTTGCCCGTCCTTACCGGGATGCTTGGTTTGGCTGGAATGCGGAGCTGGGAGAAAAGCAAAAGGATCGCAAAATGAAAAAGAATTTTGACCGCTGCTTAGAAATGCTGCTGCATCATGAAGGTGGCTTTACCGCAGATAAGTTTGATCCCGGCAACGATGGCGACGGCTATGGCAATCAAGGCTCAACCAATATGGGCGTCACGGCCAAAGTCTATGCCGCATTCACGGGCCAGCCAGCGCCGATTGAGGTGATGCAAAAGCTGACCGTGGCTGATGTGGCTCCGATTTATAAACAGAATTACTGGGATCGAGTGCGCGCGGATGATCTGCCTAGCGGTGTGGATTGGGCTGTCTTTGATTGGCAAGTAAACAGCGGCAACAGATCGGCCAAGGCATTGCAGCGCAACGTCGGTGCTAAGGCTGATGGGGCAGTGGGGCCAATGACCTTGCAGGCTGTGGCAAACCACGATCCAGAGGATATTATCCGCAACATGCATTCCAGCCGCGATACGTTTTATCGCTCGCTTAAGCTGTTTGATAGATATGGCAGGGGCTGGACGCGCCGCAACGATGAGACGTTGGAAGCGGCTCTTGCTATGATTTAAAAACTGCCGTCAGGGTAGATCAAACGTATGATTTCTTCATGCACTTCCTTAGCTGCAATCTGTGCCTCAACGATCAATTTTCTTGTCTGCCATTCTGAATGGGACAAGTCGCCCCATCCAACGCAGCTATCTGTGAGCGAACGCCCTCATGTGCATTTGTTTCCCATCAAATTTTTCCTAGCTCGGGTGGCAAAACCCATTGTTCCCTACCGTGGTTAAACCCCACTCTTCTTGACCATAGCTTAGCCCAAAAGGCTGTAGATCAACTGTAGGTGAGTGAAGTATAAGTTACAGGTATAGCTTGAGTTAAGCGAACATTTTTTACTTTTTGTTTTCGTAAAATCTAGTGGTTCAAAGTTCCATAACATAATTTATTGTTTGTCAGCGGTCTTGTCTGAAAAGACGTTTATTCGTAAAGATGCCTTAGAGTAATGGATCTAATGGATAATCACGCACACCCAGGCAACGCCAATATCCAACGCTGTCCACGCTGCGCGGCTCCGCTGCAAACAATTGTTGTGCATGGTCATGAAGCCTGCGCATTTTGCAAATCCAACATCGCAGAATGCTGCAGTGGTGATACTTGTGAAACCGATCATAATTTGGCGGTTGGATATAAGAGGTCGTAGCTATGAGCTTTACGGTAAAGGTTTTCCAAATACTGGATGCATTGGACGCAGATGCCATGGAGAGTATCTGCCATGAGGATTTCATTTTTGTTGATGATTACGAAATGCAGGGACTAGACGATTGGATTGCCGGTCTGCGTAAATTATGGTCAGAAGTACCTGTCGATTTTTCCCGAGATCGTAATGTTCTTTTGGACCAACGCGATATATTTTCCATGCAATTTACTCGCGATATTGATGGTGTCCCGCACAGGATTACAAATGTGTCGTTGCTAAAGGACGGTAAGTTTTGGCGAAGTCAAATACACAGGGTTCCTGTTTAACAAAATAAATAATGCCAAGGAAACGGTTAAACGAAATGTTATCGGATAAGGTTGTGATTGCTTCGTTTGAGGATTTGTCAAATACTAGGTGTGTCGATATTATCAAATATGCAAACGGTACCTTTGGCTTTCAACTGTTTAGAAGAGACTTTGAAGATATAAGTGGTTGGGCACCTTTAGCTCCCCCAAACAAACAATGTTTTAAAACCTTTGACGAACTTAAGCTGTTTATAAAACGGCAGTATGGTGAAGAGTTTAAATTAGACAAAAATTACTGAGCCTCTTTGCCCAGTGTTAGAATTTGATGTTTTCGCAAATTGTCATTATAAAAAAGCCCACCAGCCTTCGTAATGGAGATTTTTCAAATGTGCTCTGCAACGCTAACTATGTCTCAAATTATTTTGTCAGCATTGGTTTTCACACTTATCGTTTGGGCTTTTTATGAGGCTGGTGCTTTTTTATGGAGAAGAAGAGTTTCTATAGCAAAGTTTGCAGTAACGGTTTGGTCGTTACCCGAGACACTTCACCAACGGTTATCTAATAATTAAGTCGATGAGACCACGCATCGAAGATTTGTATAAAGCGTACGACACTTGGGACGAGCAATGGCTAACAGATAGTTTGCATCCTGAGCATGTACATTTAGATGATTACGGCATGAAAGATCGCGACCAATTAATCGAACTATGGCCAAGTGTTCGCGCGGAAAACAATGACTTCACACGGGATCGTGTCACTCTAATTGATAACGCAGAACTTTCCGCATTTAGCTTCACACACATTGCTGAAACCGGTTTGGAAAAGCACACACACTGTCTATTAAAAAAGGACGGTATGTATTGGCGAACCATGATCCAAAGGCAGCCGTTAGGTGACCACTAAGCCACCACCTTAAGATCAGGCAGCTTGCGCGCTGCAGGGGTCACTCCAGTAACCAGATAAGCATAGTAGCGCCGCGCTAGGTCCGCGCGTCCTTCAAGCGTATCAAAGCGCCGATAAGCCTTGTCTAAGCCTCTCAAATTGTGATCGACATACCGATCTACAAGGAACTCATTTACGTCTGCTTTATAGGCCCATTCTTTAAATGTGTTGCGAAACCCATGACTGGTGATAGTTTTATCAAAGCTTTTAAACATTTTTCGCAGGCTCTCAGGATTTATGCAGCGCCCGTTATATTCTGAAACGAAGACATGCTCATGATCCTCAACTAGCTGATCATTTATCATCTGGCGCACCGCATCAGGAAAAACGCAAGTATATTCACGGCCTGATTTCATCAAGCCAGTCTCGCCTTCGTCGTCTGTCTTGGCAGGAAATTGTAAACTTGCCCGTTTGCGGATCATAGTTTTTCTGTTGGAGCAGAGCGATGTTTGAAACTCTTGAGCCGGAAACGATTAGAGCAATTGCGCAGGCTTTGAATGCAGCGGTGTAACTGCAGTTGAGAATGTAGTCATGCAGATCAGGCAAGCGCGCTGCCTCGATTGTGCCGTGGTGCTTTTATCTTTTTGTTTGGCGAGGTAAAATTTTTAGCTGGGGGAACTGGGTTGCTATCAATAAGCCGATCATCCAGCGCATTTTCAAATATCTCTTCACAGTATCCGCGCATTTTACCAGCAAGGTCAGTGACCGACATATACATTTCCTGCAGCACGGACTTACCTAAACTGCGGGGGATTTCATTGATAGGCAGATGGCCAAGCTTTTGCCCTCACATGCGCATACGCAACCTTTGGGCGCTTTATGCTATCCTTGTGCGTCCAGCGTATCGCTTTGAACATTGAGATCGTACCAGTCGTAGAAACATACATCAAAAGTAGGGTAGCTGTGCAGCTGCTTCACAGGATCAATCTTGATGTCATCGGCTGTCTTTAGCGCCTCTGACAACTCCATAACAGCACACCTCGTGGCGATTACTTTTTTGACTTTAGCGACAGTATGTTCACCGCTCGTAATTGCTTGGCGTAAGAACATTGCAGCCATCCTTGCCTCGTTAAGTGACAAGCAAGCACCTAGCTTTGTTTCGCCTTTACCGCTGGATGGTTCTCCCAGTGTTACCCAATAAGATTTTTTGACACCATCCACAGTTGGTTGCGCCCGAAAAACAAAAGCGCGTTTTCCATTTGAATAACCTTGAATGTAGACACTTGATCCGCATGAGGCTCGTTCGCCTTCATGCTTTGGCTTCCATTTGCGCACTAAGAGGTCGGTTGTAAGTTGCAT